AGTTTAAAACAATTTGGTAAAGGTGTATCACAATTTTTAGATGAACTTAATCCATTAAATTTATTAGCACTATTGCCTAATATTGAAAAAGGTGATATACCTAAGTTGGCTGATGGATTTGATTATTTATTTGGAGCTGAAGGACAAGACTCTCCGTTTGTAAAAGATGCTAAAGAGTTTGGATTGAAAGTTAAAAAAGCGTTTACATTAAAGCCTGAGGTATTAGAAGATCTTAAAAGTTTAGATGAGAGTTTTATAGCTGCAAACGAAAGATTTGTAAATGCAATTAAAGAAAAAACAAATGGTATATTTGAAACTATCGGTAATACTTTTCAAAGAATAAAAGACTTCTTTTCTCTTGAAAATTTAAAATCTATTTTACCAGACTTTGTTGCAAAAAGAATTGGTAATGAAGAAGAAGTTCCTTTGAAACCAGGTGAAGAAGTTTCTCAAGAAAGAATGGAAAAAGACCGAGATGAAGTTATAAGCAAACTAGCAGATGATATTGATCTAAGAAAAGAGGGAAATGTTTTTGGAAAAAAAGTAAAAGTACCTTTATCTGAAAAATCTTATGATCAGCTTACACCCAATGAAAAATCCATTGTTGACAAACGAGTAGAAGATAAACAAAGAGCAGAAATGAAAGCTGAAGGTTTAAAATTAGAACCTAAGCAAAGAAGCGAGTTGGAAAAGGATCCGTTTAAAAATAATCTTGGTACTGCAATGATGGCAAATGGAAGTCCACAAATTAATACTATTATGTCAACTAATGTTAATAATAGTCCAAATAATACACAGAATGTCGTTAACAATAATTCAACTTCTGTACAACAAAATGTAACCCAAGGAGGAGACGGTGGAAGCCAAAATGTTTCACCAGGTACAAGAAATCCTGACTCAATGTATAGTGGTAGATCCTCCGACTACTCCGCTGGCTTATCAGCTATGTAATTAATCGTTAAGCATTTTCTTAAACATATCCATATCAGCATCATCCTCTTCAGGAGCTGGAGCAACACTTTCTTTAGGTGGTGTTACTGATGGAGTAGGTTCTGGTGCAAGCTCAACATCTTCTGCTGTTACATCAGATGAACTTGTCATAAGAACTTTGTTTAACTTAGCTTCTAACTCTTGATAAGTTTTGAAGTTACTTGGATCAATAAACTCATTCAAAGAATATTGACTAGCCCAAACTTGTTCAACCTTAGAATCGTCTTCATCTAACTTTCCAGGCTTCTCAAACTCAGACTTATCATAGTTTCTATAACCTTCTAAGTTACGAATCTTAATCTTAAAGTTTGCACCTTCCCAAAAGTCAAATGGGTTCAAAGGCTTTTCATCTTCAAACTGTGGGTTCATAGCTTCATTAAGTTTATCAAATATCTTCTTACCATATCTGAATAGTTTAACTTGACCATTGTTCTCTGGATTAGATGGATCGTTAACAATATAAACATTACTAATGTATAGTAATCTTCTTTTCTGTTTACGAGCTTGATCCTTACCAGCATCATCTCCTCTATTCCATAACATATTATTATGTTTAGTTACAGGATCATCTTTACCTAATGTAGTTAAAGAGTTTTCGATATACCATCCACCAGGACCTTGAAAGCCATGGTTGAATATTCTAACCCAAGGAATATCTTCTCCTTTAGCAGCAGGTAAAAATCTAATAACAGCATAACCGTTACCAGATGCATCTACACTTGGCTGCCAAAAGCGTTCATCTTTACCTCTTTGTTCGTTAGATGTTAGCTTATTTGTTTCTTTAAGTAATGCGTCCAGACTGGACTGTGATGAGCGTTTAAGCTCTGCAAATGATTGTGACATCTTATCTCCTTATATTGCATTGTATTAAAATTGTCCACGTTATTCATAATATAAAACTATTTATAGTATAATGTATTATCTATGTTCGGTCAACAGTTGTTTTTGTTCATTAAGTGCAGTTTTAAGTTCTTCTATAATTCTTTTTTGTTTCTTAACTTTACTTCTTAACATTTGTAGTTCACCAACATATGCCTCTACTTCATTGTTCATGCAAACACCTTTCTCATTATTTGTTTTGCTTTGTTAGTATCATATTCAATAAATGGACTATACTTATCCATACGTTTTTTAAACTCTGTCCAAACTGGATCATCTAAAACTTTATTCCATCTTCTTGAATAGTTTAAAGTCTTATCTATAATGATCATAGTTTCAACAAAGATATCATTTCTTAAAACACATTGAAGTAATATTGGATGTCCATTCTCCATAACAAATAAACTATTGAAATCTAAATCTCTATCGCTATAATATTCTTTTAGAAACTTTAAGTCCTGTTCAAAGATATAAGAGAGCTTAATCTGTCTAGCTTTCCATTCATTATAAACAGATTCAGCTTTTTGAGTTAAAACATTTCCAATCCAAAAGTCTTCACCATCAGCAAAGTTACTAACGAATAAATCTCTTAGATCATTATCTTTATATTTTCGTTGAAGTTTAGCAAAGAAGAACTTATCTTTTCTTTTAAGAAAGCTATCTTCCTTAGCATTCACCTTACCATTATATTTAAAAAAATCATAACTTGTTGTAAAATGATTCTTAACTGCTAAGTAAAGTTTATAAGCATTGAAACCTTCATATATGTTCTTCATCTTTAATAAAATTTAATTTTGTAGCTTCTTCTTTTAGTTGTTTCTTTATTTTTTGGTTAACAAGTTTAGCAGCACTTTCTACTTCTAACTGATTCTTATAACAATAGTCCATAATTGCATCCATATAAGTTATATCTTTTTCTTCTACCATATCAGTAATAATTTTACTGAACTTAGAAGTTGACATTATATTATGCATTCATTTTTCCAACACTCCTTCTCTGAATATCTTCAGATAAAAGTTCTGGCCAGTATATCTCAAAAGCTATAGTATCTTTATTTGCCTTGAATAAATGATACTCACCTGGTTTGACTGCCATAAAGTCTCCAGCATATAAAATAGTTTTATCAACTAACTCATAGTCATTTTTATAAACATGGATTTCCATTTCACCTTCTTCAATAAAAAATCCATTCCACTTATGCGAGTGTTTATGTGTACTACATTCACCTCCAGCATTAACTTCAATTCGGTGAAACTCTACAACAGGATTCTGAAGTAGAGCTCTTGTCTCACCCCATACTTTACCAGCTTTCAATTTATTCCCTTTCTTTGTAAAAAATATGATCTTCGTGAACTACTGTTTTAATCTTTTCTTTTGCCCATCTTGGTTTAACATAATAAGCATGATAGAAAAGAGCTCCATCAGTAACATCTCTCATAGTATACTTTGATAATACTTGATGGGCAACAGCTAATGCAATATTATAAGATTCAATGTCTGTTATGATATCTGCTTTACCATCACAGTACCAACTAAATTGACATTTATGTTTTAAAGGTACTTCTTTATCCATTTTTTCTTTATACCATGTGCTGAGTTGTGCTTCGTATACAACACCACAAACAGTATTAGGATAATCTGGACTTTGTACTCTATTCATAACTACCTGACTAACAGCAATCTGTGAAAGTACAGATTGGTTTCTTGCTTCAAAATAAGCATTCTTAGCAAGACATACAACACTTTCTTGTTTAGTGTTGTCTTCATAAGACACATTGTGTGTCGTATCAGCAGCATACATATTGTTAATAGTATTAAGATGTTCGCTTAATAGTCTAGGTGGTTTTTCGTCCCCTCTCGGATCTTCGGGATATTCAATTGTAATGATTTGCAATATAACATAAAATAATGCAAATGCCATTAACCAATTTGGTATTAGATTTCTCATAATGCCTCCTTTTAAGTCGCAATATTATTTAGAATTATATTTTAATTGATTTTGTGTTATAAGTCAAGCTATTTTTCTGAACTGCATCCACACTTTACTTCATAATCTTTGACAGCAGCTTTGATAGCATCTTCTGCAAGAACAGAACAATGGATCTTAACTGGTGGTAGCGCCAAAGTTGTTGCAATGTCAGTATTCCTAATTTTTGTTGCTTCATCTGTAGCTTTTCCTTTAACCATCTCCGTTATTAATGAACTGGATGCAATAGCTGAACCACATCCAAATGTTTTAAATTTAGCGTCAGTAATTTTATTAGTTTCAGGATCTACTTTGATTTGTAACTTCATTACATCTCCACAAGCAGGTGCTCCTACTAATCCAGTACCGACATTTGGATCCTCTTTGTCCATAGAACCGACATTGCGAGGATTCTCATAATGATCTATAAGTTGTTTACTATATGCCATGTAAGTATTTATTTAAAAGATGTGGGCAGATTCAATCCTTAAAGGAATTATACTCTGCCCAAACTTTGGTATTACTGCTCTGCGCAGGCGTAAGAGTTGATCTCTAGTCCTACTGAAATCTCAGTAATTTGAGGTTTTGTCCAAGCCATGATTGCTCCTTATATTAAATATTAATATTTGATTTGAGCCGGTTGCCTAAACGACCGCGGACCTCATACCATTATGTATATAACTATACATCATTGTACCTTAATCTACGATTAATAAACCGTTAAGAAAACTGCGAAAATCGTTAAGAAACATATTTTTTTTTATTATCATACAGAATTATTATTATTTATTTCATGAATATTAGCTCATTAGATTGAGTCTTTGTACAAAACCATATTCATGTATCATGTTAAATTTAAAGTCTTTGATAGTTTCTAAGTCTCTTACAAATATATCAGAAGGACATATAGCATTCTTTCCAGTTACATCTGGTTCAAATACTATAGCAAGTCCAGGATAGTATTTTATAAACACTACATGATCTTTATTTGTAAGTACTTCAATCTTCATTTCATCCACTCTTTAAGTTTATCAAGAGGTTTCATGAGTGGTCTATATGCACTCATTATAAGAGCTATATGATCATCTAGCTTCTTCTCTATCCTATCTATCTTCTTTTCTATTTTATCAATCTTATCCATAATTTGCTTTGGTGGGTAATCAGACACTAAAACTTTCTCCACATCCACATGAAGACTTAGTTAGCGGATTATCTATCTTTAAAAAACTACCCATAAGTTCTTGCACATAATCTATAGTACTTCCCATAATATACATTTCAGAAGTTTTGTCAACAGCTAATTTTATATCATCTCTGATAGGAAATAAACTATAGCCATCTATAGGTTCTTCTGCATAATCCCATTTGTAACTAAAACCAGCACAACCACCACCTAGTACACCAAATGTAACTATCTTCTTATTATTCTTTACAGCTATACTGTAAATATAATCTTTAGCAGAATCAGTAAGTGTTATCATATTCGAACTCATTTCCTAAATTATCCTTTGCATATATTTTAACATGTTTACCTATTGTATGTATAGGCATCATAAAGAAAA